CGCGACGACCCATATCCTCGAACGAGTCTTCGATATCGCGCGTTGCAGAGTCGGCGGTTCTCTCAACATCCGCGAAGATACGATCCAACGTCGAGTTCGTAATGCGCTCAAAAGAGCTAAAGTCGGGCACATACTCGATGAACGCTGTATCGATCTTACGTGGCATGTCTTACCTCCGACGTGGAAGACCACTCATCACGGACATCGACGACTCGTATGCTTCTTCATCGCCGTGCCACCAGCTCGGAGCATTGATCTCTTCCGGGTTGAAGTCGCCCATCGTGCGAAACTTCCCAGTGAGCTGATCGATCACACGCTGTCTGTTCTTCGGATCGGTCTCTTCAAGTATCAAGTGCATCGCGACATTCAGGACTCGCGCTGGGTTAAGTGTTAAGATGTCGATCCCGTGTGTCAGGCAGTATCCGTCGAACTGCCATCTTCGTCGGTCGATCCATCCGAGGATTCGTCCGACGGCTGGGTAGGGCGGAGCCCATACACCTCCATGAGCCAGGGCAGAAGTTCCTTGATGTGACGCATTCCGATCGGATGGAGGTTCGGTTCTTCCTCCGTGGATCTCTTACCGCGTGCGCGGAACTTCGCCGCAGAGTCCGGCAGTAGGATGCCGTCAAAGAGATCGTAGATCCGACGTAGTGATGCTGACCTGTCATCGGTCGACGTTGACGCGAGGTTGGCCATGTCCGCGAGCGCATCGAGCGGGATCTCCGGCAGACACTCGAATGTGTCGGGAGCGATGTCGAAGGTGACGGGTTCGGGAGAGAGTGAAAAGTCTCGAAATCTGACGACGTCCATACGTCTATCCTAGACCGTCGAACGTAAAGATTGACACTCTTCGATCAATCTTTCGCCGCGTCGATGGCGTCGGTCAAGAACGGATTCGGACGCACACCCTTAACCTCTCGAGCATACACGCGTTTTCCCGTCTTCGCCTTCCACGACAACATCTTCGCTTGCTTCGGTTTGATCGGTGTGCCCTTAGGCCCGTAGATGCCGGTGCCATCATGTACGTAGATCGCATAAAAGAGATTCGTACCAACGCGGACGACGGGCTTTCCGCCCAGCGATAGTAGCTCCGTCTTAATACTTGAGCGAAGTGTCCCCGTGTCGATGCGTCGCGGATTACGAGACAGGTTCTGCTTCGCCTTCGACTCGACCTTCTTACCCCGACGAAGGAGATCCTTTGCAACGGCACCGCTGGGTGATGCGAGGAGAATCTTCATCTCACTCGAGTTGACGTGATGATGAACTCGTGCGCTAGCCACAACCGCAGCCGTTTACGAAGCCTACCATCACAAGCAGATTGGTCTCGACGCAGTTGCCCTGTGGACCCTGTATCTCCTGCGCGCCGAGCTCATACGCGCGAACCGCATCACTGTTATATGCGGTATCGAGACAGCACTCGATCGCATTTCGCACGATTCCCATGTCACGACTCAGCTGCGCGGCCGACGCCTGCAATGCGGCACACGTCGGTGCGACGCCGTTGATGCTCACACCCGGAACACACCGTGCGAGTGAGACCGCGTACACGACGCACAGCCACGGTGATCCACACTCAGCAGTGTGATCCACCTCTTCTAGTGGAAAGTCATTCGACGGAAATCGTCGCTGCTCCGCGACAACGAGTTGACCACACTCACACTCATCCCAGGCAATCTCACCTGGAACTACGCAGCGACGTTTGATCTCGAGGTCACCGTCGTGATCGAGCGCGTTATACGCGCAATCCAAGAGAAGTTCCGCCACCTCAAAAGACGTTAGGGTGGCCACGTAACTCTCCTAGGTCCGCGCGAATCGACGTCGATGACCTGTGCTCTCGCAGGGATGCCACCCGGATTGAAGGTGCTGATGAACAGGTCGCAGAAGTACAGACCGACGCGACCGTCAGCGAAAATCTCGTTTGGATCGAGGAACGTCAGCGAAACACCCTGACGAACGAGTTGCTGCACTGGCTTAGGCAACGAGCATGCGTCAACGTCGCACAGTGCGTTGATGAGCTGGAGTGCGAGTTCTCCGACTGCGAGCTGCCCCGACTTCGGAACCTCGGTGCCGAACTCAACCTCGACCGACCACGTCCCAACCGCCGTGTTCGGTAGGTTGAGATCGTTGCACATCGGCCACGGCTGACCATCGGTGCGTATGAGCATCTGGTGATCGTACACCGTGTATGAGCCTGAGACGAGTGGCGAACCGTCGATGAGAATCTCGACGATGTTCGCGATGGGCGCCGGCATCTGTGCCTCATAGATCACAGAACATGAACACGTGCCCGGACACCCACCGCACCCGAGGTTGAACCACTGCCCGTTGAAGTTATACGGGTAGGGCCAACCGGTCTGCCACTCACCCCATCCACTGCCAAACGGCCACGTTCCGCCCCAGCAGTCCTTGCTACACGGACGAAGAACCTGCGTGCACGAGTCAAACTGACGACCGGACTTTGACCATAAAATCTCGGTCGCGGCCATCAGCATGTCGCCGCTGATGGCCGCGCCTGAGATCGGAATTTCACCGCACCAGATTGGCGTCCAGGGTGCGCAAGGCCCAGCGGATCTCGCAGCCATACGCGCCTCCTGTTATGTAATCGCCGTGGCGCCGCAGTTGGCCGGGATCGTGGGTGGCGCGACCGTGGTGATGTTCCACAGGTAGTGTTCGCCTTCGAGGAACGTTGGCGCCCACGGTCCGAGTGAACCCGGACCGTCGCCCCACAGTAGACCAACCGCATCGGTCTTCGCCGTGAACTCCATCGTCAGCGCCGCGTTCTCGATCGTCGACGTTCCGCGCTTGGTGTGTCCTGAGTTCGGGAACGCCCAGTATACGTACTTCGGAGCGCCGGTGATCGGATCACACGCACCGCGACCGGTGACGTTCTGCCACACCTCGATTGAGAAGCGATTCGACACGGCACCTTCGGCGTACGCGGCACCCGTGCCCGTGACCGGCGAACCGGTTCCGAGGAGACGAGCACCGGAGACGATCTGCTCGATCGACGGACAGACACCGCAGAGTGACACGGTGAGCATCATGTCTGTGAAGTTGTCGTCGTCATCATCGTTCACGCAGAGCGTACCGTCGGCGAGCTTCTGACGCTGCTGTTCGCCGTCGTCGTACTCGGGCTCCATCTGGATGGAGATGAATCCCTTGGTGATAACCTGGAATCCACTCGCACCGGTGACCGGATTGCCGCAGACGTCCAGTTGAATGAACCGGGCCACGCGGCCCTTGATGGGAACTGCGCTCTGGTCGGCCACTGAGACTCCTACGTATCCTGTAGCGGGCTAAGAGGATCGCCCGCTTGTTCGCCACCGGTGGTGACGAGAACCCCCGTGAGGCAGCACTGCCAACCCAGGAGGAACGTCTGCTCTGCGATCATCTGTACGGTGTTTACCGAACGGTCGAACGACTCCACCGGCGAAAACGTCCGCGGGGTGCCACGAATGCCGAAGATCGGACCCGTCGCGAACATCCACGTCGATCCCACCGGAGGCGTCGACGCGCCGGGACCGATCGTCGACACGTATCCGCGACCGATCGCGACCTTACTTCCGCAGTACGTCCGTATGATGCTTCCGTCGCGGTAGATCAAGGCCTTCGCTTCGAGTTCTGCAGCGATGCGAAGTGGAACGTGAATCGTCAGTTCACCGTCGTAACACGCCGCCGCGGTGTTCTCTAACTGACCGAGACCCTCGACGACATCGAGCGGCGCACCGCTGACGAGTGTCGAGCTAGGTTGAAGCAAGATGCGACCCGTGTCGTCAAAGATCGGACCCGTACTCGTCAGGTTGGGGTAGACGAGCGCCGGCGCGGCGCCGCTAACACCCGACCAGAATGTCCGCTCGAGCTGGATTGGACCAGACTGCGTCAGCGCCTTGAGGACCTTCTGCTGGCCTACCTCGTACCAGTCGCTTCCAACGGGCGAACAGTCCGCGCGATCAAACACGGTGAACGCGCGAGCGCCGCGCGTTGCGTGAGACCACGTGACACTCTTCGTCGGTGCCGGATCGGACGGTACGCCTGAGATGCACGTCATCAGTGTGACAGAGACCTCGGTGCAGTCGACGTCATACTGCACGCCGCCCGCCCAGTGGGTATCGCTGGGTGTGATCCAGTTGACAACCGACGACAGACCGAATGAAGCGGGCAAGAACAGGTCGGGAAGTGAAATCGGTGCGTACACCTCAGACATCCGACCTCACCTCCCTTCCGTTGAACGGCAGCTTATACACGCTGGGCGCTTAGACGCCGCAGGCGGTGAGGTCAGCCGCGCCGGTCGTACCGTCTGGGCAGATGGCGATCGTACCGAGTCGCGACTCATGACCAACCTTCGCGATCAGCCAGCACTCTTCCATCCACTCCGCGGTGTGATCGTTCGTCGCGTTCAACACCGAGTCGCGGATCACGCCGAGGTTCAGCTGTAGGCCTCGACCCAGCAGGAAGGTACCAGCGGGGAACATGAGGAACTGAACCGTGGTCGGCCAGATCACGAGCGGAGTGGAACCGCCCGGGAAGCCGGCGGAACCGACCTGCCAGTCGGTGACCCACTGAACACGGATGTTGAGTAGGTCGAACATGTTCATCAACATCGCGTCGGTGACGGCGAGTGCCTCGAGGTCCTGGCCGGTCCGCTTACGCAGATCGGACCGCATCGCACCCCGGAGCCAGCGTGGCAGGACGACCTCGAGCACCGCGTCCTCACACATGCGGTACTTCTCTCGCATGTCGATCGCCGTGAGTTCGAGCGACCCGAGCACCGGCGCAACGAGACCGGCGCCGGCGGCACCGTAGCCGGTGATCGCGGTCGAGTTCGCCGACGTGAGAAGTTCGTTGATGCGGAGGGTGTTCATGCGATGCGCGTGACCGGCGAAGAGAAGTGTGGTTCGCGATCAGCTCAGGGTACGCGTCCTCCATGAGGTTGCCGACCGTGAGACAGAAGCCGTCGCAGTGCAGACGAGCCTCATTGAACGACGGGCACGGAACGCGGTAGCAGACCTTCGTACCCGACTGGGCGGTACCCGTCAGAGCGGCGACGTCCTGCGTCTCGTTCCACGACCAGTAGTTGTTCACGATGTCACCGTACGACGGCGACGTCGGCCAACGCATGCCACCACGGTTGATACCGGCGGTCGGCAGATCGAGCATACCGTCTTCACAGACGATGTTGTAGAAGTCGTATGAGATCTCCGACGGTGAACACCAGCCGCCGGCGGCGACGAGCGCCTCCACGTCGGTGGCCGCGGTGAGAACGTCGTTGATCTCCTCGGGCGTGGCACGCAGGTCCAGGTTGAACCGGTGATCGAGCTGCAGCGAGGCGACCGGGTACTGTGGCGCGTCGATACCCGCACGTGAGACCGGCAGCGCGCGGGCTCGACCGATCATCGCCGCGACGAGTGCGTCCATGTCGTTGAGCTGCGAACCCTGTTGGATGTTCGGGATCTCCGCCGATGCAACGAGAACGGATTCGCGACGCTTCGGGCCCTTGGTCTGTGGTCCGTTGCGCTTCATGTCCGCGAGTGTCGGGTTCAACTTCCGCTTTGCCTGCGGCATCGGTCCACCAGCGAGCAGCGTGTCAACCGCGCCCTGCGAGGGGGCGATCGTTGTCGCTGAGACGCTGACCTGTGCGGGCGCCGACACGACGGCCGGCGTCACCTCGGCCGGTTCCTCTTCGACGGCCTCAGGCTCCGGTGGGCGAACGCGATCGCGGAGTGCCTGCGCGTCGGCGGCGCGTTGCTCGGCGACCACGGTACGCGCGCCCTTTTCGGTACGCACACTGTCGATGATGTCGGCGAGTTCCGTCGCGCGAGCGAGCCGGGAGTCCGGGTCGCCCTCGTCGGAGTCGACCTGAGAGTCGAACTCGG